ATTTGTTTGTTTTTATACAACAGCTGTTGGTTTTATACAACAGCGTTTGGTATTGCATATATGGGATAAGTTTGATAGTCTTGTATATGAACTTAACAAAGGAGGACAATATGTCACACTTAGAACACGAAATGATGAGAGAAAAGATCTACGAAGAGGTCTGCTCTGACAATTCACCTGAAATGCAAATCAAAATCAACGCTGTAATGATCTCGTTCAAATGTGATCGTAATGAGGCGCTTGACCTGATTTATGAAGCAACCATAAACCAATGGGAGAATCAACAATGACGACCTTCTTTATAATCTGTGCCGTAATCGTCGGACTATTTGGCATACTTGCAACATGGAGATAGTCCCCTAATAGTTCACCACAATCTGTTGCAAGTAGAAACGCCCTCGAAAGAGGGCGTTTTTTTTTCGCCCGTCTCCTGCGCAACCTTCGGCAAAACTTTTTAGAAAGGACAGACAAGCAAGCAGTCTGTCCTGCGCCAGCTGCGGGCCGTGATCTTTTTAGAAAGGACAGACAAGCAAGTGGGCCTGGAACGCCCTTTGCTTTTGTCTGTCCTCGGCGGAATAAACAAGCACGCCATGAACTTTTTTAAGTCTATTTGAACTTCATTCCTGCGCCAGCTGCCAGGGCCAGCAGGGTTTTAGAAAGAACAGACAAGCAAGCGTCTGTTCTTGGTCGACGGACAAAGGACTCAAGCACAAAAAAGGGCTATCCGAAGATAGCCCTTTCACACTAACAAGGAGGCGTTTAGTGTTCTTTTACCAGGGCAGGCTGCTGGTGTTTTTTGTCAGAACAGACAAGCAAGCAGTCTGTTCTAGGGCAACCCTCAGAACCACCAAGCGGCTTGGACAGTGCTTGGTAGCTCTTCGGTAGTGGTTTAGGATGCTAGCCTTCCTTTTGATAATGGAGCGATTTCACCAACTCCGGAGCATCACCTTGCTACTAAACCACTAATCTATCGTCGCTAAAATGCAGATGATTGCCATGATAAAAGCTAAACCAATGACAACCACAAGAACTTGGTCGGCTAACATATCTCAAACCCTCCGCAGTTTGCAACAAAGTGTTGAAACTCTTTGACGTTGTCCACTTCAAAAGGATAGCCAGTTCTGTAATCTTTGCGCTCTCCTTTGCCTCCACAACCATTGCAATCGCCTTGCACATACTCGTCGTCTCTTTGCCCACTGCCATCACAAATACTACACTCGACCAATGGCATTGCTTCAATGGCTCGATCATAAAGAACTTTGTAGCTTTCTACGCCACCGTTGTCTAACTCGATCTTCAAAGCGTTGCTGATATATTTGCAAGTCTCTGCATCGATCTTATGCCCACTATTGCTATGTCCAAGATCACAGTCTTCTTCACTAAGGACTTCGGGACAAAGATTGCAAACATAATCCCAAAGTGGTCGCCAATACCACACGTTATTTCTAAAGTATTGACCGCTTAATGCTTGACCATCAAAATAGTCTTGCCATGCTTTTTCTTTCCACGCTTCTGGCATATTCTCGTTAGGTTGTGCTGGTGCTTCGGTTGTTGGATTTAATCCATAAACGTCCATTCCCATGTTGTTCTCCTTGTTATTAAGTTATGTGGCTTGAGACTTTGTGTGCATGATCTCAGTCTCAATGAATAGCCTCCTCACTCTTTCGAGCCACGCACATAGGCAGCTAAACCACCCTGTTATTATACAAAATATCCTATAGAAGTCAACCTTCTTGCCTAAGTTTAAAAGCAGCTGTTTCTGCTTTATCTGTATTTATAAATTTAGAAAGGCTTGTATCTCCCGCTACCCTAACCCATATTTCATGCCTACTTAAAAGTTCAAGTAAATCACATACAGTTTCTACCACTAAAACATCACTATTTTGTTTATCAACAGTTATGCTCATCAAACACCCCCTTTATTATCTAACTTCATTAAAAGTTCAGCTATATAAACAGCTAAATCATAATCACTTTCTAACGCTTCCATGGTTTCTTCTGCATCTTGCACATAGTTTCGAGACTGATTAATAATATAATCATCACCACGAACACCGATTACACTTAATTCGCTGTAGTATGGAACATTGTTTTCAGAGGGGTCAACACCTCCAGCTTTTTCTAAGGCTTTTTCTTCTGACTCCGCCTCTACTGGACATAGAAAGCTCTCAGTTATGTCTATAATTACATTATAAGTTTCTTTATCACTCATCACTTTTCTCCTTTTTGTAAGCACAAATTAAAAAATTATAGCCTTCTGCATCGGAGTCAAACCCAATCAACTCACTCAACATTGTTGGTATGTTTGCTTTATGTGAGTCAGCTAAATCGAAGCCAAACCAAACCCCATCGGGCAAAACTTCCCACCCGTTTTCTTTAAGGTCTTTTTCACTAAAATTAAATTTACTCATCGCTTTCTCCATCTAGGTATAAATGTGTCCATAAATTAAGTTTCCATCTTCATCTTCAATTTGGTAGCTGATATGCTCGTTTTTTGTAGATAAAATTTCGTCAACCACCCCCTCGTGATAAAGTTTCATAATTTCTTTATCGTCCTTGGCTTGAACCTCTATGTCCTGCAGTGATGATACTTTAGTGATTTTATAAATCTTCATTAGTTTTCCCCCCTAGTGTTCTACTGTGTATTTTCCAATAAATAATGAAATCAGATATGACCTCTAAAGCTGATCCATATTTTTCTTCTTCCCAGGAAGGTCTTGGGGCCAGTTTTTCTAAATACTCAACCGCTTCTTCTATCTTGCTTAAGTCTTCTTGCAAGAAATGACTGAGCATCTTGTCTCGCTTGATTGCGGGGTTTTCCATAACCATTGATCTAAATAAATCCATAATCATTCCCCTAAAATAATTGTTTTTGTTAATATAAAAATAGTCATATTACTTATCATACACATTTGTATATACAATGCAAATAAATATCCCATAAGGTGAATTTACTTTGGCAAAACTAGAGTCTAATTTTTGGAAGCAAGTTAAAAACAACCTCAAGGAATTTCAATGGGTTAGGCTAGAATCTTGGGCTACAAAAGGTGTTCCTGATCTCATGGGCTTTACTGAGGAAGGTGTAATCTTCACAATAGAACTCAAAGTAGCGAAAGGTAAGTCCGTTTCTTTCTCTCCTCATCAAATTGCTTTTCATATTGAACATCAAAATTCGCCCTGTTTTATCTTGGTCAAGGCCCTCTCTCCTTCTACCCCTAAAAAATATAGGGTTTACCTCTTTCATGCCAAAGAAGTGCGTGAGATCGCTGATAAAGGGCTTGATGCCTCTGCTATATATAGCACCTCGTCCCCTGTCGACTGGACCGAGGTCCGTGATTCCTTGTTGTCTGCCCTTTGACACTTGTCCCCTCTCCGTGTCGCCTCTGCATGATAAATTTTTTGGCTCGTTGTCGCTTGTGATCTGTCCCATATTATTGTATAGTATGTCAGTATGGGAGAAGTCTTATTAAATATTTGACACAATGGGAGAAAAATGCTATTCTAGGGGTTCAATTTAATTAAAAAGGAAATACCTATGGAACAATTAACTTTTGAAAACATAGAAACAGATGAGGACAAACCAAGAATAGCTGACCTTAACTATAGAGTAGTCGTGCAAAACAATGTGATCGACCATTCCATAGCCATCAGTGAGCTCGATGAAGAGCTCTTTACTCAAGAGCATTGGAACGCACTTACTAAAGCAATCAAAAAATACTTGGAAGAATGCCAAGACCCCGAAGAAAGGCTTGTAAAAGCATTGTCGGGGTGGCTTCCTAAGTAGCCCCTTCCCCCTGTCCCCTGTCCGTGATTCGCGGACAGGGGATTTTTTTGCGCGTGTCCCCTGTGCATGACACTTGTCGCCTCTGCTTGTTATCCGTCCGTGTTGCCCTTGCATGATAACAACCGCAATGGGTTAGGTTGGTGTTGGAAAATAGTTGTGTATTTGTGGGAGTTTTCGTATATAATAAGGGTTCAATATTAATAACTAGGAGAAATCCAAATGGCAAAACAATTGACAAATAAACAAATCGAAACTCTTGCAAAAGCAATCGTTAGACAGGTTATGAAAGTCGCCACTAAAAAAGCGAGTAAAGACCCCAAAGCGAACAAACTTTTAAAAGACTTAGAAGTACTAGATAAGAAGATCGCTAAACTCTCTGACGAAAGAAGAACAGTCGAAGAAAAGCGAGACAAACTCATGTCTGACCACAACAAGTCGAGCAAGGAAACACGGATTGAGCGAGAATACAATTATGTAAACCACAGTAGAGTGGAGATGTATATGGTTCTTCCTCAAAAAGAGTTCGCTGATGGTGTTCGCAGTTCATACGAGTTGAAGAACCGACTCGAAGAAGAGATCGTTCTTGAACACATGAGACTTGATGGCGATACTGTCGCCCTTCAAGAGATACTCATTGAGAGGTTCTCCGTTTAAAAATAGGTGGCTAGAAACCCTGACTAGCTAGAAATTGTGAGACATACAAATAGGGTGCTCACTCTAGCCACACCTAGAAACCCCCGTCAGAAATGGCGGGGGTTTTTCTTTGCCCGTTGTCCGTGATCCGCCTGTCGCCTGTGCCTGACAACTGCCCGTTGCCCTTGCATGATAGAGTTTTGATCTAGGTTTTACCGGCCTGCATGATCCAGTTGCTATATGTCCCATAAGCTGCTAACCTATAGGTACATTCAATAAATAAAGGAGAACAATATGAATGAGCAACTAGAGCTGAACCTAGATCCAATAAACTGCGACATCTGCGAAGGCGAGATCGAGCCCGATGAACATGGGTGGCGGTACGGATACAACGCACAACCTTACAAATACGGAAGAGCCTGTGCTTTATGCAACTCCTTTTTTGTGTTGCCCATGAGATTGGAAGGCATCAAAAAAGGTGGTTTTGTTAAGCCAGAATAGATCCTAGATCCTAGATCTGCCCCGCATCTACTCAGGTGCGGGGTTTTCTTTTGCCTGTCGCCCTCGCATGATCCCCGCTCGCTGCCTCTGCATGATACTTGTTACCCTTGCATGATACGAATTTGGCCAAGGCCAGGTATACGGCCGCAGAAAAGATCTTGACAATATGAGACTGCTCTTATATCCTGGACACTCAACTATTAATTAGGAGTAAACTCATGGAACTTTTAAAAACCTTTAATAATCTATTTGATCTTTCATACTTAAACGGAAAGCCAAAAGAGCCGGTTTGGTTTAGAGAACCGGAGCGATCAATAGAACAAGAATTAGAAGGCCAATGCCGAAGCATCGCGGAAGAAATCACCGCCGGGTTGAAGAACAGTGACCCGGATCAGTATGGTTTGATACTAAGAGACTTCAACCGATGGCACGAGGAAGGCCAGCCGGAGGACTTCCAACCCGACGCCTGGGATTACATCGAGGACATGTTAGACATCAACTACGTTGTAAGCGGTGATTGTGATTACCTCGGTGCGCAGATCACGGTCGGTTTTGGTGGTCCTAACATTTACATTCACACGAGAAGCTGCACTGTCAAAGGTTATTGGGGAAGCGATCAAGCCCAATGGGGATATGTTGATAATATCGGCCTGGATGACGTTTGCGAAGAACTCTACAACTGTGGGGTAAACCGTGGTTGATCCTTTTTTTGTAGAAAACGTCTTTATAATTGTTATAGCTTTGGCTTTTGTCATTGGCATACTTGGCATACTTGTCACCTTTAAGTGATCCGGAGATTGTCCATTGTCTTGATCTTTTTGTTGTTCTACTTGTTACCGATGCTTTTACGCATCTGAGCTTGGTCCCCGAATCTCCTAGTTGTTGATATTGAACCGGGGACCAAGTGCTCTTGACATTTATGGGAGATGTGTCATACTGGGTATTCAATCAACAATTAGGAGAAGTCTTATGACTCATTTTAACACTATGCCCGAAGTCGGTGACACTGTTCAGTGTGACGACTGCAGTGGTAGAGGCTGGTACTCTATGTCTCCAGCCACGGACGATGAAAACTATAACGACCACTATCAAACCGATCACAACTGTCACAACTGTCGTCGCACCGGTAAACTGGTTGTAGTAGGCTTTAGCAAAGACGGAGTTCAAACAGCAGCCCCTGAGTCTGACTGGGTCTATGGCGAGGACGGAGACTACAGCTAAGCACTAACCCCTAATGGCCCCGGCACCTATCCCCCAGGTGTCGGGGTTTTTCTTTGTCCCTTGTCGCCTTTGCATGATACATGTTGCCCCTTGTCGCCTTTGCATGATACGCGTACGCATACACACACCTGTGCAGGAATAACAGGGGTGCGTCATAATTTGACGCATGTATGGGAGGCATGGTATACTGAACTTGTTCAATTAATTTACATAGGAGAAAAATTATGGAACAAATAGAACTAAACCTAGACGGATTCGAGTACATCATTATTGATCCCGAAAGCAGAACAATCACAGCCAAGCAAGGCTTCAACTATAGTGAGGAAGAGGACGTAAGAACAATGGACATCATTAAGATGAACATGGGCTTAGGAAATGTTTTTCAAAAGCATAAAGATCCGGTGGACTTCATTCGTTTACCCGATGGCGAGATCCTTATCGTTGATGACAACGGAAGATACAGAGAGGAACAACATCAGTTTATCTCACCTTTCTATCCGGAACCGCTTATTGGTGTAGCTGTTCTAACACGGATTGCCAACCCCGGTACGGATCAAGAGTGTTTCGCAACACCAAAGAACTGGACGGTTGAGACGCTGACCGATGAAGTCATTTGGGTAGATGATGCCGTTAGACTAGAACCACAGCTTGAGTTTATTCCGGTGAGTGGTTTTGATAACGACGTAAGCAAACACTAACCTAACCCCTAATAGCCCCGGCACCTATCCCCCAGGTGCCGGGGTTTTTCTTATATGGGGATCCTATTGCGCAAACTTCGTCCAGCTTTCTCGGGCCCGAAAACTTTTTTCCCCGCGTGCCGCGCGCGTCTGGGATCTGACTATAAGAGAAGGATTGAGACACAAATTTTCTACAGAAAAAATTTCGCACTTTTTTGTTAGGAGTCCCTACTCAGAAAAATTTTATATTTTTTTGCTAGGAGTCCCTAGCCCCCCAAAATTTTGTGTATACTAAAAAATATGGCAAAAACAAAAACTTGCATCACTTGCAATCGAGACCTGTCAAAAGACGACTACACAAAAAAGCGCAACGTGTGCCGACGGTGCACATCTGTTCAAAGAAACAAAGCCCGCAACATCTCTCCGGAATCCTACATTGCCGTGGTGTTTTCTAAACTTAAAGCCGCCAGAAAAGATATGGAGTGGGATATTGATTTGGACCACGTAAAAGAGCTTTGGCACAAACAAGACGGACGTTGTGCCCTGTCCGGCGTATTTATGACATGGCACGGAGGCGAAGGACGCCAGGACCTCAATGCCAGTATTGATAGAAAAGATCCCAACAAAGGGTATATAATAGGCAATGTCCAATT